CCATCCAGCCCCATGGCTACGCAACCTCCTACCAGTTCACTACTGGTTGGAGGACAGGACCTACTAGCGCAGACATCCAGTACTCAGCATGGCCGCAGTTTACTCTGCCGCAGCCTTACTCGGGTGCGGTCAGCATGTCGCCGCTACCATTCATGCTGCTTCAGAACACAGCCAACACCTCGCTACTCATGTTCCTTGGATCCTTCCCTGACGTGCGATCCTGTAGTATGGAAGGCTACGCGCCCCAAAGCATTGTCACCTACGGCTCAGAAGAGTGGATGTTATTCCCGCTGATGCGCTCTACCGCGTGGGATCAGTGTCAACAACCCGACGTCGTATCGTCGGGTCGCTCTGGGTTCGCCTTCAAGAAGGTACCTTGATGCCTAACTTCGTCGCATCAGGAGCGACAGTAGCGTTCTTCTCGACGGGCGCCACAGGTGACCGCATTGTTTTCAATGGGACTCAGCGGCCGCGACAAGGTCCATCTTACACCGACCTGTCGAACGACCTCGCGCCGTTCCCGCGAGAGCTCACGCCTGACACCATCGGGTCTCCTGTTGCGGAGTCGGGTGGCTCGGGCACGGGTCGCCTTGCCGTCACGCAGCACAGCGACTACCACTATCGCTTCTGGCTATTTCCTTCCTCGTTGAACCTGAATAACCCAGTGCTCAACTCGAACATCGGTTTTAACATCTGGAACACCTTCCCCGTTCCGCAGACCTTGTCTGCCATCAACGTCTTGGGCAGTTCGGTTTTGATGTTCGACCTGACCCCTGGCGTCTTCAATATCAAAGACTTCCAGGTTGGTTCTGGCAACCTGCAGATCGGCGCAGGTGAACCAACGATTGACGCGAAGATCTCTTTTGTCTTCCCACGCGGTACGGGCGTCCTTCTTCTCAAGGCGCTCGTCGCGTCCACCTTCAGCATCATCCCAGAAGTACCTGTCGAGGAGTCCTGGGAGTTCATCACGGATAGCTTGATCACCTGGAACGGCGGTGAGTCGAGGCTGTCGCTCCTCAAGGAGCCTCGCCTCGGTCTGGACATGAAGATCACGCTGGTTGACTTCGCCGACCGACGCAGCCTTTACGACTTGATTGCGACGGCGATCCGAGCGCCGTCACTCGTGCCCATGTTCCAGTATGCAACGCCGCTTAATGCAACCACAGCCATTGGTGGGAACAGGATCTACTTCGATCCTGTCACAGCGAACGTCCGGACGGGTCAGTATGTCGTTCTTCAGAACCGCCTGACTCAGCAGGTGCTTCTGTCGCTTGTTGGCGCACTCTTTGCAGACGGCTGCTTGCTAGATTTCGCGGTCGGCATTGAGGTATCGGCACCTCTCTGGTATGTCATGCCTGCGGTTCCTTGCTACATCAATGACCAGTCAGGATTGAATTTCGGGACGATGGCTGGCACATTCTCGCTCAAAGCAGATGCCTTCACCGAGTTCGCGCTCGAACGCCCAGGCGCAACTCGCACGGTGACGATGTTCGACTCGCTGCCTGTGCTTGAGTGGGACCAGTTGATCACGACAGATGAGAAGTTCGCTTACCGTCGCCAAGTATTCGATGGCGGTGTTGGTCAGCGGAAGTTCTCGTCTCGGGATTTCTCGATCAGGGTTACTCGTTCGCTCAAGTTCTCGGTCAGCCGGCTCAACGACGACCTCGACTATTTCCGGAAGTTCTTTGCGACCGTTCGCGGCTCGCAGAAGCCCTTCCTCAAGAGCACCCAGCTTCCTGACCTCGGGTTGAACGCTGTTCCTGCAATCAGCGGGTCCACATTGACGCTCGACCGCGGCGACTACGTCTCGAAGTTCTTCCCCTATGACGCGTTTAAACGCATCGAGATCCTCTACAAGAATGGACAGAAATCCTACCACAAAGTGCTGTCCGGGACTATTGACTCCTTCGGCGTTACTCAGATCGTCATCTCGCCCGCACTCGCGGCGTCGGTTGAGTATACCTTGATCTCCCGCATCTCCTACTTGCAGAAACTCACCGCTGCCGATACTGTCCTGCTTGAACATTACAATGACTACTCCTACGTCAAGTTCAATGCACAGACAGTGGAAGCCTGATGACTTTTGCAACACTCGAGACATCTCGAACTGACGGCCAGCCCATCGAGCTCTACGAGTTTGTAGGCACGTTCTCGACGTGGCGATTGACGTCCTACCAAAGCACAGTGACCGCAGCTGGTGGGACGTTCATACCCCTTGCAGGCCTCGAGCGAGGCGTTCTGAAGGTTGGTACTCAGGAAGAGGACAGTCTCGCGCTAGACATCACACTCCCTTTTGACCACCCGATGGTGTCGGCCTACGCCTACATGACGGCACCGCCCCAGCTCGACTTCACTCTCTACCGTGTTCATCTTGGCGACCTTGCGTCCCCTGTGACCATGTGGAAAGGCAAAGTTACGGCCTTCTCGGTCGAAGGTCGAAAAGCCAAATTCCGCGTCCCCTCGTTGTTCTCCTATATGCTTGGTGGTGTCGCGCCGCAGCCTCGTTTCCAGGCGCCGTGCAACCACGTCCTCTACGACGTGCGCTGCTCGATCAGTGCGGCTGCGAACTCGCACACCACGACGGTGACTGCTATCGCTGATCGGTTGATCTCAGTCGCGTCGAACCCGTACTTAGCCGGTGACTGTAACGCAGGCGAACTCGTCTTCGCAGGAGGTAACCAGTCCCGAATGATCATGGGCAACACGGGACTCGACTTCACGGTGACCTATCCTTTCGCAGGGCTCACAATCGGCGCCTCTGTGACTCTCCGTAGGGGCTGTGACCACTCCTTCGAGACGTGCAAGACGAAGTTCTCGAACGGCATCAACTACGGCGGGACGCCACTGGTTCCCGACCACAACCCTTTCTCGAGTAAAATCAGATGATTTGGTGGACCCTCGCTCTTTTCGTCATCTCGTTTCTTGTCACGGCGGTCCTTGCGCCGAAGCCACACATTGAAGACGCTCGACCCAGCGCGCTCAACCCGGAAACCTTTCCGCGGGCGACGGAAGACGCGCCGATCCCGCTGGTCCTTGGTAAGGTTCGCTTCACCGCTCCCAACACTATCTGGTATGGAGACTACCAAGTAGTCCCGCTCACCGAGACCGTCAGGACAGGACTCTTCTCGAAGAAACGAGTGACGGTTGCGTACCAGTACTACCTCGGTATCGACCTCGCCCTCTGCATGGGCCCGACTGTGCAGCTTCATGAGATCTACATGGACGACACGCAGATCTGGTCGGATTCGACGTCAACGACGGTTGCCACGAGTGGCTCGGTTTCTGCGACTGAATTGTTCGGCGGCTACAAGAACGGTGGTGGGTTCAGCGGTGCCTTTACTTACTATCCCGGATCGTTCGATCAGCCAGTCAACTCCTACGTTGAAGGTTTCGTTGGTTCTGGCAATGTGCCTGCTTACCGTGGGCTGTCGCACATTGTCTTCCAAGCCTGCAACATTGGTGAGTCCTCCCAGCTGCGAAAGGTGGCTTTCATAATCTCGTCCCACTCGAACGCGATTGCCGCACCTAACTCAGGCACAGTCGGCGGAGGAGACATGAACCCGATGGAGGCGCTCTACCAGGTGATGACCGACGCGTGGCGCGGACTCGGGATTGCCGCGTCGCTGATTGACTTACCGTCCTTCCAGGCTGCGGCAACGACGCTCTACAACGAAGGCAACGGCGTCTCGGTCCTTGTCACGTCGAGCAGCACGGGCAAGACGATCATATCCGAGATCCTTCGTCAGATAGACGGGATCATGTACCAGGATCCCGAAACAGGCAAGTTCATGGTCAAGCTGATCCGCTTCGACTACGATCCTGCTTTGATCCCCGTCTATGACGAGGATGACGTGATCCAGATCCGCAACTTCACCAAGACGTCCTGGGAGGACGTGATCTCTCAAGTCAAGGTCTCATTCCCTCAACGTGACAAGGAGTCGAGCGCGGTTGCTATCTCGATGGATCAAGCAAATGCAAACATGATCGGTCGCTTGAAGACAAGCACTCTCTCATTCCCGTTCTGCTACGATGTGGACACCGCGAACAAGATCGCCTCCCGCGAGCGCGCCACGTCGTCTATGCCATTGTTCCGCGTGACCATCGAGATGAACAGGAATGCCTACACCTTGCGACCAGGTGACGTTTTCAAACTCAACTGGCCTGAGTATGGCTTGTCAGAAGCCATCTTCCGCGTCCAGAAACATGACCTCGGCTCACTCCTGGATAACAAGATTGTCCTCGAGTGCTTGCAGGACTCTTTCGCGCAGTCGACGGTGGTCTTCTCGGCACCTGTGTCGAGTGCTTGGACGCCTACTGTGATGGCGCCTTCGACCGTCGCGACCTTCGACCTGATTGAGATGACTCGCTTCCACGGGCTCAAGCTGGCCTATCCCGTCGCGGATGGAAAGGCCTCAGTCGTTCCTCTCGCGCTTAAACCGAGCTCTGCTTCGACGGGGTTCGACCTGCTCGTGGGCGCAACCTCAGGCATGCTTGACGTCCTCGAGCCGACAGAAGTGCTCTACCCGGCCACCGGCGTCATCTCGACCAACTACCCTGCAACGGTTGGCTTGACTGGAATCGACGCGACTGGGTTCACCATCAACTCGCCTTCAGGCGTCTTCAACGTGCCAACGACCGACGAACTGACCAATGGTGAAGGTGGGTTGCTTTACATCAATGGCGAGTGGATGAGCTACACAGGAGCGACCGGGACCACCTCGATCACGGTATCAGGCATCCGTCGCGGGTTATTCGGCACGACGCCCAAGGATCACACCTCGGGTACTCGGATCTGGCATGTGACGTCTGAGCACTTCGGTGAAGGCACGATTGCCTCGACACTCGGTGCGTTGGGAACGGCCTACTACAAGATACTCGATCGAGTAGGGCCGACGCTGCGGTCAGCCGCTGTCGAAGCACAGCAAAGCCGCGCGATGAGCGATGTTGCTAACCGTCCTGCACGTCCTCGGAACGTGCAGATCTCGGCCTCGCGGACGCCTACCGTCAACATGGCGGTGGACCGCCCTGTGACCTGGGTCTCTTCGAACCGCAACGCGACCACCGTCACCTACGAGCAGGACGCGGCGCAGACGCCAGACCAAACTGAGACCTACGACGTCGAGGTCTACTTCGGCGGCGTTCTGCAATCAGGTCTGACTCTGACCGGCGTAGCATCGGGAACCAACGTCGCTTTCAGCACGCTCAGCGGCCCCCTTGTCGTCGCGAACGCAGAAGCCCGCGTGACGTCGCGGCGCATAGGCGGCGACACCAAGTCCTCGGCCTACTACGCCTCCCTGCCGTTCTCGATCAACATCCCGTGAGGATAGAATGCTAGGACTGCTCCTGTCGTCGCTGCCTGTGCCCGAGTGGGTCAAGAAGCTGCTTCCTTACGTCCTCGCAGCAGCCCTCGTGCTAGGCGGTATCTGGTACGTTGACCACCGAGCATACCAGCGAGGGTTAGCTACCGCAGAGGCTGCGCAAGAGGCTAAGTCCGCTGCGGAAGCAATCAGAGTCGCTACCGCGAATAAGCGGGCCATCCAGGACGCCCTTCGAACCATCGACCGATTGACCAGTGAAAAGGAGACGCGCGATGCGCAGATTGCTGACCTACTGCGCGAAGGCGCGGCTGATCCTGGTGCTAGGAGAACTGCCTTTTCTCCTGGCAGCGTGCGGCGACTTAACTCGATCCATTGAGCCTCCGCAACTCGATCCAGTGCCCGCGGCCTTGGCCGAGCCGTGCCCGCGGACGGTTGTGATGCCCGTTCGCAACCTCACGCAGCAGGAGTCTGAAGCGTTCTGGATCCAGGATCGTCGTCATCTGATCGAGTGCGCAGATTCCAAGCAGGCGGTCGTCAAGTACTATGCGGCTCGAGACGCGGCGATCACAGGCAAGCCCTAGTAGAGCTCGTCAGCGCTGCGGGGTTACTTGGTTTCGCCCATGACTGGGCCCGTGACGGGAACGGCAGGCTTCTCTCGCAAGCTCTTGAGGGCTGCGTCGAGCAGCACGTTGACGTGCTCGGGGATCTTCTGGCGAGCGTTGCGGTAGTTGGAAATAGATTGCGGAGTCTTGCGCAGGTGGCTCGCCATCTTGGCATTGGTCCACCCGAGCGACGACTGCCGACGTTTAAACTCGTCTGGCGTCATTCTCGGGCCTTTTGTTGCTTGCACCTTTGATAGCATAAGCGACTTATACATCACGACCGGAAAACAAGGTCCAATGGTGCTTCAACTGATGCGTGCTTACGCGCGCGCGTGAGACGCGATGCCAAATCGGTTTTCCATCAAAATCGCTTGCATCGTCTGCATCATTGCTTAGTTTTCAACGCGTTATGGTGATGCACGCGAAAACTGGGGTTCGCATCAGGTCAACAGAATCAATGGGTTAAGCGATGCAAGCGGTGCGTCTTGGGGTGCATCACCAGTGGGTCAGAAGCTTCGGACCTGAGTGATCAGGGTTGCTTTCTTGTTTTGTCATTGCGCGAGTGCGCGTGTAGCCCTAATTTGGAATGAGCACACAACGGAGGCCAACTGATGAACCAAACCCTAATCTGGAACCCCGACCTGACCGTGATCGGTCAGACGCAGTTCACCCCTGACGGCCTGGCGAACTGGATGGCTTTGAATGGCCTCGACGCGCATATGGAACCTGACTCAGACTCGCCGCTGCACAACCTTTGGCGCGACGTGTCGGACGACGACGCTTTGGAACGCATGATCGAGTTCGGCGGGCGCCACTGCTATCGTTCCTGGGCCGAGGGACGCAGCCGTTCCGAGTACATCCGGAACATCATCGAGATGGAGCACGGATCGGTCCTCGAGCACTCGTCCATCAACATGGCGATCCAGGGCGTGTCCCGCAGCCTCAGCCATGAACTCGTCCGGCATCGCGTCGGCGTCGCGATCTCGCAGGAGTCGCAGCGCTACGTCTCTGCAGACGAGATCAAGTTCGTCGTGCCGCCGCTCGTCGCGAACCTCGTAGGCGGTGCATTCTCGAACGCGGACGAGATCGTCAACTTCTCGGCCGATTGCGAACGTGCACGCGCCTCCTACAAGCGGCTCCAAGCGTCCATCGTGGCGGAAATCAAGCAGCGGGAATCCTCGATCAAGTCCTTGACCATGATCAAGAAGCGCGCGAACGAAGCAGCGAGGTCGCTCCTGCCGAACGCAGCGGAAACGCGCCTCCTGTGGTCGCCCAACATGCGACTCCTGCGTCACTTCCTGTGGTTGCGCGGCGGCGAAGGTGCTGACCTGGAAATCCGTCGCCTCGCTGTCCTGATGCTTGGTTACGCTCAGCAGGCCGCGCCGTCGGTGTTCTCGGACATGATGCTGGCGCAAGGCGGCTATGGCGTCCCGATCATCGTGTCCACCAATGGCTGAGGTCCTGGTCGAGAATGCTTTCGGCGTCGTCGAGGGCCTCGACTACAACCGTTCCAGAGACCTCGGTGATCGTTTAAACACCGAGGTCATCTACCAAGGTACCAGGATCAAGTTCAAGCCGACCCGCTACGCGCTTGACCTCCTGGTCAAGGAGCTGGGCCGCGACTCGTTCCACCCGGGTTGCCGCTTCGCCTGGTCGTCGTTCTACTCGACGAAGGAGCAGAAGGACGTCGAGTTCAACTGGGTGACCTCACCCTACAACCACCAGAGGGAGTGGTGGGCGGCCATCAAGGATATGCCCTACTTCGCCCTCGAGTGGGAGATGGGCCTTGGCAAGTCGAAGACTATCCTGGACATCTGTCAGTGGGCGCACGCTAAGGGCGACCTCGACGGCCTCTTGGTCATCACGCTGAAAGGCGTCCACCGGAAGTGGGTCGAGAAGGAAGTGCCCGCGCACCTTCCCAAAGGGTTCGCAGACGCCGCCTACTGGAATGCGAACGTGGTGGACAACGGTATGTGGACGGGCGCGTCGCGCAACCGAGTCAGCATCGTGGACAGCCCCAAGTTTGCCGTTGCGACCATCAACTTCGAAAGCGTTCACCGCGCGAAAGGCCTCAAATTCTGCGAAAGGTTCCTGAGGTCGAGGAAGTGCGCCATCGTCATTGACGAGTCGCAGTATATCAAGACCCCTGGGACCGCCATCACCAAGGCGGCAATGAAACTAGGGAAGATGGCCGAACGACGCTGGATCACCACCGGCACGATGTCCACTGGCTCGACGCTCGACGCATGGTCTCAGTACTCATTCCTGGATTCTCGCATCGTCAACAATATGCCCTACTGGGCTTTCAAAGCCGAGTTCGCTATCGAGGAACGGGTCGGGGATAAAACCTTCGAGGCCTGGGAGTACAACAAGGACACCAAGAAGTCGGTGAAGGTCGAGAAGCCGGTGATGTCCGTCACCGGATTCAAGAACGAGGATAAGCTCCGCGCGATGCTCGACCCTTACAGGTCGAGGCTTCTGAAAGAGGACTGCCTTGATCTACCGCCGAAACTGTATCGGATGCGGTCCTTCGAGATGACCGATAACATGCACCGCGCCTACATGCAGATGAGCAAGGAGTTCCTGGTTCAGCTTGAAGGAGGTCGCACAATGACCGCGAAGATGGCAATGACCAAGCTCGTCCGCTTGCAGCAGATCGCGTGCGGTTACGTCGTGCCCGACGACGCGGACCCCCTCAACGATGCAATCCCAGGGATCCCGCTCGATGCGAAGAACGCGCGCGTCGAGGCGACTATGGAGGAGCTCGAGAAGGTCCGGAACAAAGGAATAATTTGGTCCTACAAGCGCTACTGCCTGCGGGAGCTCTCGCAAGCATTGAGAACGGCCTACGGTGACAAGAGCGTGGTCGAGTATCATGGAGGCGTTTCCGACATGGACAAGCAGAAGTCTCTGCTCCTGTTCAAAGAAGACCCAACGCGCTGGTTCCTCGGCAACCCGATGTCCGCGGGCGTGGGACTCGACCTGGTCGAGGCGGACAACATGCTCTACCACGATAACTCCTTCAACCTCGGTCTCCGCCTCCAGTCGGAAGACCGCTTTCACCGCATCGGACAGGAGGCTGATTCATGCACCATCACTGACATTGAATGCCTGGGCACGGTTGACCGCCCGCAACTACGCGCACTGAAGGACAAGCGCGACGTCTCGGCGGCGGTATCGGGAGACATCCTTAAATCCTGGTTGACCGAGGCGGTCTAACCGCCTACAACGAAACTACTAACGGAGCCAAAGAAGAAAATGCCCAGAGTCTTTATCGTCAACGAACCGGACGAGTCCCGTGTTCCTGCAGGCCGCGCGTCGTGGGATACGTCACCTGCTGCCTACTTTGGGGAGCTCGTCTACATCTTCACGGCGGACCAACCGCCGCCCGTCCGCGACCGAGAGAGTGCAATCGAGCGCGCCCACGAAGTCCTGGCCGATGCTGAGGATGGCGACTTCCTTGTCTGGGCAGGTGGCGACCCGTTCGGCATGATCATCGCTGCCGCGGTGATGGCCGACTACACCGATGGTCGGTTCAACTACCTCATGTGGGACCGCATGGCCCGCGCCTACGCGCCGGTCGAAGTGGATCTCCTTTTCAACAACGGAGAAGAAGAATGAGTGACCTCGACGAACTGGCTGAGGAGGGTGCGAAAGCCTCCTCGACCAACCTTGCGGACGTCGCAGCTTTGGCAATGAAGCAGCTGGAGCTCGAAGGTGCCCTTGCCTCGGCAGAAGCCGTAGTCAAGGACGCCAAAGAGAAGCTGCGCAAGGTGCAGGAAGGCGAGCTCCCCGCCGCATTGAAGGCCGCAGGCATCCCGTCCTTCACCCTTGCGAATGGCATGACCGTGTCCTACGAAGAGGACTTGAAAGTCAGCTTGCCGAAGTCTCGCCTGGACAAGATCATCGCTCAGATGAAGTCCTGGGGGTTCGAGTCGAATGTGACCAACACCTTGACCATCGACCTGGGCAAGGGCAACGAGAACGCGGTGAAGGCCCTCAGGGCCACCGCTGAGGAGATGGGCGTCGAGGTGACCGTGGCGGAGGACATTCCCACCGGCACAGTCAAGAAGGTGCTCAACCAGCGTATCAGGGAAGGCAAGTCTGACGACCTGACCTTCTTCAATGCGTTCCAGTTCACCAAAGCAACGGTGAAATAACCACAGCCCACAGAGGAGACCTTAAATGGCTGCACCCAAGAAAACCACGGACACGAGCGAACTCGTTGCCGCGAAAGAACCCCAGCTGCCCGTCGAGTTCATGGACGAGCTGGCCGAAGCCGGCGAACAGCATCAGGAAGCAATGGGCAAGGACGATATGTCCATCCCGTTCCTGCAGATCCTGCAGTCGCTGTCGCCGCAGTGCACGAAGGGCGAACCCGAGTACATCAAGGGCGCTGAACCTTCCGACCTGCTGAACACCGTGACCCAAACGCTGATCAAGACCCGCAATGACGACGACGCGGCGATTGCTGGCTGCCAGGTCATGCCCGTCCACTACAAGCGGTCCTTCATCGAATGGGTTACGCGGGCCAAGGGCGGTGGTATCGTGAAGGAATACTCGGTCGAGGAAGGCCTTTCGATCATCACGGCCCGCAACGACCAGAACCTGGACATCATCCAGCAGGGGTCGCCGCTTGGCACGCCGGGAAACCAGCTGAATGACACTCACACCCACTTCGTGTTCCTGCTGAACCCGGATGGGACTTACGAACCGATGATCTTGACCATGGCCTCGACGCAGATCAAGCCGTCGAAGGACCTGAACAACATGGTCAGCAAGCAGGTCCTGCCTGATGGCCGCAAAGCGCCGCGCTTCTTTGGCATCTACGACGTGACGACGCAACGGCGGTCGAACGACCAAGGGTCCTGGTACATCTGGAAGTTCGAACGTGCGTCCGACGTCCTGACGGCAGGCAAGATGGCCATGTTCCGAGAAGCGAAGAAGTTCGTCGAGGGGATCCAGGCCGGCGAGCACAAGGCCGACTACTCGAAGGTTGACGGAGAAGTCAACCCGTCGACTCGTGGTGCCACGGGCGGCGCCGGTGGCAAGGACGAAGAAATCCCGTTCTGATCAAGGCAGGCTGGCGCGTTTAAACGCGCCAACCTATGAGGTCCTCAGGGGTTGAGGATCTTCCCGAACCGGAGGGATAAGCCACCCCAGGCCGGTGAGCCTAGCAAGGGCCGTTCTGACTAGACTCTGGTCAGTTATCAACAGCAGAAGGGGACGCCAGTGAACAACGGCGAACGGTTTGCACGACTATTCAAGGGCTACACTGCTCGGTATGGTCGGTACGACATTGAAGGCTCTTCGGGCCCTGAGACGAAGGTTGAAGGAAAGGCGAAGACAGTCGACCGCGAGGTGACGCTTCGGGACTACTCCGACCACATCGCGGGCAAGGTGGGCATCGGAATCATTCCGCTTCAAGGCGATCCTAAGACCCCAGGATTCGTCAACTTCGCTGCTATAGACATTGACGTCTACAAGGCTGAGACGCAGGCCGCGAAGAACCTCACCCATGGCGACGTCGCACTGACGCTCCTCGAGACCCCGCTCATTGTCACGAAGTCGAAGTCAGGCGGGATCCACGTCTGGCTCTTCTCGAAGGATGGCGTATCCGCGAAACTCGCGACCGCCTACCTGCAGATGCAAGCAGCCCTGCTGGGCGTCGCGGGCACCGAAGTGTTCCCAAAGCAGAACGAGCGCAACTCGGACGAGGACGTCGGCAACTGGATCAACCTGCCGTTCTTCGGTGATACACGTCAGGCCGTCATTCCCCACAAAAGCGGGTCAGTCGTCGAGTTCCGCGACACTCCCTTAGATCAGTTCTTGGATATCGCAGAGGCCGCAAGCGCTGACGTCACCGACGCATGGCTAGAAGCACACACTCAGACGCCGCCGTCGCAGCGCGGCAAAGACTTCGCTCCCGCGCCTGAGAACCTTTTCCTCGACGGCCCACCGTGCCTGGAGGCGCTCCTGCGTGGGTTCCCCGAACGCGTCGCAGCCATCCAGAAGAAGTTCGAACGCGGCGAGATCACTGCCGATCAGCGGGACAAGCAGATCACCTTCACCGCGCCTCAGCTCAGTGAAGGCTCCCGCGATGACACCTTCCTGAACGTCGGGCACTACCTCCGTCGCCGCATCAACAGCCACGACCCGGAAGCACCCATACCGGGCGATGCAGTTCCCCTGCTCGAGGCGCTGAAAGAGGCCCACGACGTCTGGGGACTCGGTCGTTTCGGGAAAGCCGAGTGGGAGAAGCCTCGCGGGAAGGATATCCACGGGATCTCGTCCGACCTTCCGCGCATCGCGAAGCAGGCCGCAAAAGGCAAGTGGGGCTACGCCTGCACCAAGGAGCCGCTCAAGGGCTTCTGTGATCGGCGCAAATGCCTGAAGCGCAAGTTCGGCATCGGGACCACGACGTCGGACGCGACCATGCCCATCACCGGCTTCACCATCGTCAATACGGCAGACAAGCAGTACTACATGAACCTCAGTGAGAACCGGATCCACGTTCCCGACGTAGCAACGCTGCTGTCCCAGCATGACTTCGCCAAGATCGTAACCAACGAGACAAACCGCATCTGGCCCATGATGCAGGATGCCAAGTATAAGGAGATGATGGACGCACTCTTGAAGAACGCAGTGGACAAGGGCGACGTGATCGAAGGGCCGCCTGACTCCGACCGGAATTCCATCGTGCTCGATGCGCTGGCCGAGTTCGTGGACAAGCGAAAGATAGACGCGGGCAAGTCGGACTCCGCGTTCTTCTCGGGTCGCGTCATCTGGGCGGACGACAACCTCACCGCCATGTTCAAGTTCGACCAATTCATGGCGTATCTCGCCGCGAAGGGGCTGCGCTACTCGAGCAATCAGATCGCCCACATGCTGGTGAACGAGTTCGACGTTGAAGCCCGTGGCAACACCCATATTGCCAATAGACAAGCACGCCCCTACGTCGTCACACTCGCGCGTCTCAATGAACTGATGGGCAAGGACTGATGGGGCGTCTACGACCAACACTGATCCTCGGCGGTCCCGGGTGTG